ATATTACAGCCAGATGAAAAAGGCGCTGCCTGCTTCACCCAGGGAAAAGAAAACGAAACCCAGGAAGAAAAAGGAATACAGGCTGACCAGTTGGAGCCAGAACGGCAGCAAGGCAGTATTGCGGGAGGGTGTAAGCGTGAACCAGGCTGCCAGAAAACTATATGCCTATGAAGAAACGGGGCTTACCCCGCAGGAAGTATTGAACCTTATGGAGCGGGAACGCAATCTGACCATAAGGGTTGAAAAGCTGGAAGGGTGGGAATGACGAATGGAACCGGAACGGTGTTTGATGTGTGGTGAAATCATACCGGAGGGGCAGCAGCTATGCAGCGGGTGCATAAATGAATATGGCATCATGCCTGCTGATGTGGAAGCGGCAGAGGAATTGCGGGATATTGCACAAGTATTGAATATAACGGCATCCACGGATAAAAACATTCAGTTATCCATGGAAGCTATTTTGAGGATTGCAGATAGATTGGAAAGGAGAAAGAACAGTGAAAGACTACAAACCGAAAGTGGTACTGGCAAGGCTGAAAACGGGAGGAAAGACGGTTGAGCAGATACGGGATGAATTAAAGGGCCAGGGCTTCACGTGGAACCAGTTTAAACACATGAAGGAAAGCTATGACCTATTTGGCGGACTGGAACTGTATTTGTCGTTGTGGGCCTATGATGGGCACAGCGCATGGCATCTGTACAACTGGAAACAGGAAGATGATGAAAGGGTAATGAATGCCATATACCATGCTGAACAGTTTAACCCTTTCCCTGCATATTTGAAGGATTATGAAAAGTTTGTTGCTGACTGGAAGGCGGAAACATATGACCCAGGGTGTGTGTTCACACTTCCGCTGGATGCGGTGGAAGTGCTGCAAGTATTGCAGGAGGAGGAAAAACGACATTGACCATGAAAAAGTGCAGAAGGCAATCAACCAGGCAAAGGAAGAAGGTTACCAGCGCCGCAGGCGCAAGAGGGCATCAAAGAGAAGCCGCAACCGTCATAAAAGAAGATGAATACTATCTGGAAGCTGCATTGGAGGGAAGAAGGCCCAGTGAAATGATGAACGCAGGAATTATGGTTCCGTTGTGGTATTTGTCGTGGTG